TAAAATCAAATTTGCAATCATGATCTTCAGGATTTTTGTGTTTAATACAAAATTCTAGGTTACACTTACAAGAAAATGGTATTAATTTAATTTTTTTATTACAAAAAGCGCAAAAATGAATATTAGCAGAACAATCCATATATATTTTATCGATTTAATATTTAAATAACTTTAAAACCAAGAAAGAGATTTATCAATACTAGTCTTACCTGAACTAGAAGATAAATTTACTATATTTGAAGGTTCTGCATTTAAAGCTTTTTTAAGTTTTTCATTTCCTTTATTAGGTGCTATATCTGACCAAGATAGTAAAAATGTTCCTATTATAACTAATATGATTCCTACCCAATTTAAAAATGATAATTGGTTGTTAAAAGCATAAATACCAATAATTGGAACAATAATAGCACTTAATGCGTCCCAATAAACTTCTGCTTTTCCAATAGTTGTAAATTCATAAGTTTTTAATAGAAGAAAGGTACAAACTCCATATAATAACCAAGTAACATATGGTAACCACCAAAATGATGGATAATCTTTGGAAAGTCTAAGTAAATATTGACCTAAAGCTTCAGAAACAGTAATAGCAGAAATAAGTAGAATAAGTTCCCAAGGTATTGGTGAAGTAAAATTTTTTCGTTTTTGTGCAGATTTTATGTAGATATCTAAATCATTTATTTTATTAGTTATTATTGTATAGAAATCTTTCATATACAATTAAATAGGATTATAATTTATTTGAGAGATTCTAATTTTACCATATTTTCATATTTTTTATTATCTGTAATTATACCAACAAATCTTTTATTTATTTCAGGAAATGGAATATTTATATTATGACTACCTCCATTTTCTATATGGTCTTTAAAAATTAAAAAAAGATTTTTAACTGAATCATAGTGAGATGTTAATTGTAATTCACTTAATTTTTCTAAAATAGGTCTAATTGCAATTTGTCGTTCAATTTTATTTCTATATTCTATTGGTTCTTTTTTTTCTTTTTTAACTCTATTTTTTTTGCTCATTTATATAAAATATTATATAAGTTTTATATAAATTTAAGTCCAAGTATAAAATTGTGGACTATTTATTGTTAATTTTCTATCAAAATCATTTCTAAGCATATTAAATTCAAGTGTAAAAGTTAATTCAGCATTTTGAAAATCAACTGGTCTTCCATCGTGATATCTAAATTTAAATTTAAGTCGATTAATTCTTTCCAATGGTGGAGTAAATTGTGTAGAATTTAATAATTGTCCATTTTCAGAATTAGTATTTTCAGTATTGGGAATTGATATGATAGGTATTTTTGCAAATGAACTATTTACACCAGATCCTCTATAAGCAACATATTTTGGGACATTAGGTTCTGGAGGTTTTCCTTCATAATATAGATATTCTTTGTTTCCACTATATCCTTTGCGTAAAATATTGTAGGAAGAATCTGGCCAAGGAACTAATTCATCAATATTATTAAAATAATTCATTTCCATATAAATTGCTTGTTCACCAATTATATTTGCTGCAAAAGGTGGTTCACTAAAATAACTATCATAGTCTTTATTTGCAGGCAACCAAATGTGTTCTATACTATCGGGAGGTTCATAATCTAAATATAGAGAATCTCCAGGTTCTAGTTTTTTAGAATGATATGGAATTTTATCAGTATATCCTATATATGCTAAAAATCCCCATTTATTATATCTCTGAAAATAATTAACAGTGGGTGGCAAGATATTTGGGCGAGGTTGATTATTTGCTCCTATAGTAGTGCCATCATTACAATTAAGTCCAGTTCTATTAGTAGTTAATAAATTACAACATATATTATAATAATTAAATGAAACATCTGCATCTAATGTGAAATTTATACCAAAATTATTTCCAATTAGGAATTTTTGTTTAACCTCGTGATAAATAACTTTCCAAAAATTTTTATCTGGATCGTTTTTAGCTGTAATCTTTTTATTTAATTTAAATGTTAAAGTATTTGCTAATTGTTCTTTGGTATAATAACCATCATCAATAAAAATACTAATAGGTGTATCAGGAAATATTTCTGGTTGTTTAATCCAATTTACATAATTATTGATAGTGATTTTAAAATGAGTATTTTGATTAACATTACTAAAATTATAAAGATTTACAGGAAAAGTAAATTCAATAAGTCTAGTAGATTGAATATTATTATAATCTTCAGGAAGATTAATTTCAAATTCATTAGGAAATGGCCATTTACTAAAATCTCTATCTTGAGAATGTACAGTTAGACATTTTCTATTTAACCAATAAATATCTTCACGGGGAATTAGAGGATGATTATTTTGAAGATTTAAATTAATATTAGGTGGAGGTGTTATATAATTACTCATTATAAGATATAAATATATTTTAAATATAAAAAAATAACAATATTTATATATGCCTAATAAACAAGAAGGACAACCTAATTATCAGAGTCTTTTAAGTACAAACCGAAGTTTAGAGATTACTAATATTTTTGGTCTTTTAGCAGGTGGAATAATAGTTAAAATATTTTTTAGCAATCAAGGATTAGCAAATGCTTCTATATGGGGTTATGGATTATCAGCAGTAGCAGCCTTTTTACTTGTGGTAATATCCTTTGCATTTAAAGCAAAAATAACTACATCAGAACCAAAAGATACAGTGGGTGGTACATTTGGAGCAATGGTTCCTCCGTTACTTTTATTAATAATTTTAATTTGGGCAATTATTTTAAATGTAAGTAATTTTGATTCAATAAATAAAACTAATTTACCAAAAGAGTATGGATATTATAGTTTTATTTCTTCATTTTTGATTATAGTTCAAATAATATCTCTCTTTATATATTTTAATAATAAATATGGATTGTTATTTATTAGTCAAAGTAAAAGAAATGAAATAAAAGAAAAAACTAAAATAGTAGAATCCGGATCTGTGATGTATATATTATTTTTATTTAATGCAATAATTTTAGGTATGATGCAAATAGTTTTAGAGTTTTTCACAACTGATGGATAAATTTTTATTTATTTCTAATATTTTATAAGTTAATCCAAATTCATTTTCAGATTCCCAAATTCCTGATATTTTTAAAATAAATTGTTCATTTGGTTTTTTTTTATCAGCATTTTTTGCATCCATAAATAATATATTAATTATTTTTATACAACCTTGAGCTAATTGTTCTTTAAGTTTATAAATAGGTCGTTTATTATTTATTATAGAATTCTTTAATAGATCAATTTCTAGTTTTTTAATAAAATTAACAATAAATATATTATCTTCATTATTCAAATCAAAACAATATCTTATTTTATTATTATTGGTAACAGTGTATATATTTTTAAAATTCAATAAAATATAAATTCCATTAAGAGATAATAAATTATTTGAATATAAAATTCTTATAAAATTACTATTTTCAATTACAGTATTTTTAATAGAATCTAAATAATATATATTATTTATATTGAATTCTGTTATATTAATAGCTATATTCATACTATAAATAAATGTTTAATATTTAAGTTTAAATTATGAATTGTATAATAAATAAACAACTAAATAATTGACTTTCAGTAATATCAATATTATTGTCAAGAAATATAGATAAATTATCTATTTCACATTTAATTTTTTCAATATTAACATTTTTTTCTGAGAGAATATATCTAATCCATAAATAATAATAATTTGGATGAGAATCTTTATAATAATTTAATTTATTAATTAATGATAAAATAGTTATCATTAAATAATAATAAATAAATAATTGTATTTAAATAAAAAATGAAATTTTTTGAAAGTCATTTAGAAGAATATATTCAAAAAAATAGTTTACATCCAAAAATTCAAAAAATTTACGAAAGTTTTCCGACTAATTTAAGGGATCTAAATAATATGATATTTTATGGACCACCTGGAATAGGTAAATATACACAAGTTTTATCAGCAATTAAAAAATATAGTCCTTCGGAACTAAAATATGAAAAAAAAATTTCTATTAATTTCAATAAAAATATTTATTATTTTAAAATAAGTGATATCCATTATGAAATTGATATGTCTTTACTTGGTTGTCAATCTAAATTATTATGGAATGAAATAATATTACAAATAATTGAAATTATATATATTAATCAATCTGATAATGTTGGTATAATAGTTTGTAAATATTTTGAAAAAATCAATACCGAATTATTAGAGATATTTTATAGTTATATGCAAACAATTCAATTTGAAAATTTAAATATTAAATTTATATTGATTACAGAAGATCTAAGTTTTATTCCTGATAATATTATAAATAATTGTAACATAATTCAATTAGAAAGACCATCAAAAAGTAATTATATTAAAAATTTTAAAAATAAAAATATAAAGGATATAAATACTATTAGTAATATTAAAAATTTGAAATCACAAATACAGGATATTGAACCACATAAAATTATTTGTGATACTATAATAAAAGAATTATTAAATTTCGAAAAATTAGATTATATATATTTCAGAGAATTATTATATGATGTTTTTATTTACAATATTAATTTATTTGAATCTGTTTGGTATATTTTATATAGTCTAGTTAAATTAGATAAAATTAATGAAAAAAATATTAATAATATTTTAGAAAAAACTTATAGATTTTTCCAATATTACAATAATAATTATAGACCTATTTACCACTTAGAAAGTTATTTATTATATCTAATTATAGAAATAAATGAATTATCAGACAGCCCTTGATATTTTAAATCTCTCTATTCCATATACAAAAACTGAATTAAAAAAAGCTTACATGGCAGCTGCATTACAACATCACCCTGATAAAAGTAATAACCCTGACTCTAATATAATATTTAATAATATAACAGAATCATATAAATACTTAGATGAAATACTTGATACTCAAGAAGAATTAGATATTAAAGAAAATAATGATTCCAATTACACATCATTATTAAATCAGTTTTTAAATTTGGCTTTTTTATTTGACAAAGTTTTAGATCAAGATGAAATTAACAAATTATTAAAAGTATTTAAAAATCAATGTAAAGAATTTTCATTAAAAGTTATTGAAGATTTTAATCAAGAAACATTATTTAAAATTTGGGAATATATAGAAAAATTTAAAAATATATTAAATTTAACTCCAGAGACTATTGAGAGAATACAAAATATCATAAAAAAAAAATTAGAGAATAATTCTATAATTATTCTTAATCCTACATTAAAAAATATTTTAGAAAATGATACCTATAAATTAGATTTTAATGATCAAGAATATCTTGTTTATTTATGGAAAGATTATTCACTTTTTGAAATTGAAAATAATAAATTTTTATATGTTAAATGTATTCCTAATCTTCCTGAAAATTATTTTATAACTAAAATTAATAATATTTTTAATCTTGAAATTAATTATTATAGTAATATATCTTCACTAATTAACAAAGATATATCCATAACTTTACCTAATAAAAGTATTTTAATTAAAACTGATTCATTGTTTATAAAAAAATATCAAAAAATTGTCTATAAAAAAAATGGAATAATTAACTATAATGATCAATTAGATATTATTTCTACAGGAGATATTATTATTCATCTTTATATTGACTTCTTTACTCAGCACCCTTCTTCTTAACTACTCGTTTCTTCTTTTCAGGAGGTGGTGGAGGAGCTGGCACTTCTACTTCTCCTTCCTCTTCCTCTTCTGGTTCAGGAACTGCCGGTGCAGGAGCCGATGCTACTTCTTCTTCCTCCTCCTCTTCTTCACTATCAACTACTGCAACTACTTTTTCCTTTTCCTTATCATCTTCAACAGGATCAGTTTCAGATAGAAGCTTTTCCTTCTCTTCCTTTGCTAGAGCAATATGACACTTTCCCTTTAGTGATTCTTTTGGTTTTACTACTGCCTGAAATAGTCGCCATGTTACACCAAACTTTCCACTTGCTACCCAAACTCCACCACACTGAAGAACTGTTGCCATCTGACTACCTTTTGTAATAAGATCTTTTAGTTCTACACCATTATCATTCGGAAATAGTAGCTTCTGATCAGGATCATAAATTTCTACATTAAATTCACCATCCCAGAATGGCACCTTTACTCGAACCTGGGGCTGCCGACTATAATCAAATTCACCAGTCTCCTGATCCTTTGGATATTTTACCATTGGACTCCAGAGTGCATCTACTACTTCAGCTGTCATCTTTGCTTTACCTAGCCAATCACGTGAGTTCTCAACTGCAGAATCTTTAATAAACTGTTCTAGTGCCTTAAAATTTTTCAGAAATTTTTGAGTTGCATCTGACGAATACTCTTCATTTGGAAACTGAAGTGTAAAGTCATATGTCTTTGGTCCTGACTTACCATCAAATGGTTCATTCTCATTTAGACCCCATGTTAGCATAAGGGGTGTACTCATATGAAAACTCTTCTTTGTATGAGCATTTAGTACTCCAATATTCTTTCCTCCTTTATCATTTACTTTTGGCTTTGCAAAATAGACATCCTTCTCAGGGTTGACTTCAAGTCCTGAAATAATCGCAGCAGTCGCTTTGGTTGAGGTCGGCATGGTTATGATATATATTATATTTTTCATTTTAAATCAATTTTTTTAATAATTTAAAAGAAATTAAAAAAATTAAAAATAAAACAACTGCAAATATGATTTATATTATATAATAATATTTAAAAAAATGTATCCACTAAATATTTTGAAAATAAACCATCTGAAGGATAATGAAGTCCTGCCTTTACTCTTGTTAAATCACAATGATATGCCAATTTTTCTAAAATCACTCTCTTTTCTGGATATTTTTTTATCAAAACTTTGGATAAATAATATGCTCCTATTGCATGTCCTGCTGGAAAAGCTGGAGTATCAGCACTACCATAATCTCTTAAAACATCTAAATTTTTATCTATTTGCTTTGGTCTAGCCCTATTAAATAAATATTTTAAAAATAAACAAAAAGGATTTAATTCTGTACAAATTTTTAATAAAGTATTATAATCTTCATCTACAAATTGTTTATAAGCTGGCACTATATGAATATTAGTTAATCTAAAAAACATTTCATCTTCCTTAGATCTATTATTAACATAATATTGAACTTCTTTAATTTCATCACTATTTTTGGGATAAAATGGTAAACCTCTATACCACCATATATATCCTTTCGGTATTATTAAATAATATATAATTATAAAAATTAATACATATAAATATATTTTTGTATCTTTCTTCATAAATTATATAAGTATTTAAATAAATTATAAAAAAAATTTTATTAATTTATAATTTATTTTTTAATTTATAATTTACTGAGTAGCTGTAGTTGTTGTTGTAGTTGTGGATGTGGATGTTGCCTTAGCAAAATGAGGGCTCATGTAACGCTGAAGATTGAAATATGTAAGTTCATCACCATTCTTGATTTTTAAAAGACTAGCAAGAGCTTTGTCAGGATTAATCTTGCGGCCATTATCCTTATCCTGAAGAGAATGCTGACGAATGTAACCATTAATTTCTCTTGTTACTTCAGTACGAGCCATCTCTGTACCAGTTGGCTTTCCAAGGAATTTAGCTAGTTCAGAACTAATAAGAGTGGGCTTAACAAAACCACTTGGCGAACGGTTACCTGTCTTGCGACGACGTTTGGCCTTCTCTTTCTGAGCAGCTTTAATTTCACGAACAGCTTTCTTCTCAAGAGCCTTAAAATCTACCTTTAGAGTAGCCATCTGTGTAACAAGTGACTGGAATTTAGTCATAAACTCAGTAAAAGAGTCTGTAAGCTGAGAAGCATCAGAAACAACTGTTACATTCTCAACAACCTGATTTTCAGTAGCAGGAGCAGCTACAACAGGCTCAGTCGATTTACGAGAAACTCTCTTCGAAACTTTCTTTGTAGAATCTTCAGTAGTTGTAGTCGATACTGGAGGAGTCTCAACTGGAGTATCCTCAGTTTTCTTCTGGACTGCGGTCTTCTTTACCATTATATTCTAGTATACTAACTCTTTTTTAAGTGTTTTAAAGCATAAATTATATTTTTATGCTTTAAACCCTGTCAAAAACGAATATTTAATTTCCTAAAACAGACTGATATAACCAAGGCATTGCTTCTGCTGCAGAATTATTCACAAGAGTTAATGCTGATAAGATGTAATATGTTCCTAAAACTCTTGCATCTCTATTAATTCCAGTTTTAACTAATTGTTCTAAAGAAGGTAAAATTAATTTTAATATTTGATTTTGAGATAATGTTGATAATATGTTAAAATTTATATTTCTAAATGGTGCTCCTAAAGGTGGACATATTTCTCTTTTTGAATTTTGTGATAAATTTGCTCTATATGTCCAAATATCATATAATTCCATTATAAATTTTAACAATAATCGTTTATTCAACCCTAATAACCATTCTATTTGTGTGTAATTGTCTAAAGAATCCATTTCCTGAAATAATGATAATACTCTCATCTCTAAAATTTGTTTATTTACTAAACTATCTGACTGATTTAAAGTTAATTCCACTGAAACTTTAAAAACTTTATTAAATTTAATTATCTTTTTGATATTTTCAAAAACTTCCTGAGGAAATTCTTTTGTAGTATATGGATTCACTGCACGAATACTTTTCTTTACAAATAAATTATAAATAGATATTAAATCAAATCCCCAAATTTTTCCCTCTAAATCTTTATAACTAAAAAAATTGTTATATTCAATATCTTTACAATTTTCTAAAGAAAGAAAATCTGACGCATTTACACATAAATCTCTATATATTAAAGCTGGACCACGTAAACTATTAAAATACTTACGTATATAATTTCTCCAAACTTTTTGTATTTTCTTTACCTGATATGAATATCTATTATAATTATAAACTCTTTTTAATAATTCTGTTTTATTTCCTGAAATTTTTAAATTAAACTTTTTATTTAACCTTTTTAATTGTTGAATATTAAAATCATAATCTAATAAATTTTGTGTGTTAAATGTCAAAATTTCCAACATTTCTTCAAAATTTTCCATAGTTATTTTTTCTCTCCTTTTCAATCTTTTTGGTAAGTCTACTGATAATAATGTTTCATAATAATTTGTTAATTCATTTTTAACCGTCATTTTATATATATACATCTTAAAATCTTTTTAATGTATTTTATTGACATTATATTTCTAGACAACTCATTCTAAGATTATATACAATAAATTTAAAATTTTTTCTACTTTCCTCATCCAATCTAAATTTATCTTTTCTTTGCAAATCTTTATCTTTCTCTATAATCTTTTTGATTAATTTATAAAAAGATAACAAATTACTTTTATCTTCTCTAAATTTTACTAAATTTTTATTGTTATTATTACACCAATCTAAAAATAAATCTAAATTTAAAATTATTAAACACTTTAAAATATAATAAGCAAATATACTAGAATTTTCTTTATAATTATCATTTCTAACCAAAAGATCTTTTAAATCTATATTATTATAAAATAACACTTTATCCATTTGAAATTTAGAAAATGTCATTTCATAAGATATCATTGATTCCACATTTTTTAAATATTTTTTTACATTACTATCTGATAACTTATATGATATTAAACAAATATTTATTAATTCTGCCCATATTTCTGTATAACACTCAAATATATTGTATTCTATTGATAATGGAAATAATTCTTTTATTTTATTATTAAATTCTTTTAAATTTAAATCTGAAAATTCTAATCCAAAACTATGTATACATTCATGTATTAATACTTTTACACATTCTTCTTTCCGATAAATTGTAATCTCTCCATCTTTTCTACAAACATATGAATATCCTGAATTTACATTGTCTGGACCTAATATATTTCCATTATTTTTTATCATTTTTTTAAAATTTGTCAAATATAAATTTATCTTTAAAAATGTATTACAATTATCATTTCCTAATCCACTAAAAAAAAATATTATTAAACTAATTAAATTATACAATTTATTAACATAATTTAAATCTTTTGATCCATATAGAAATATTTTTAACTCTATTAATCTAAATCCTACCTTAAATTTATATATTACTCTATTTGTTTTATTATTATTTATAAAATATTTTACATCATCTGGTAGGAATTTATTATGTAAAATTTTATTTTTTTTATCCAAAAAAACATCTCTCGATATTAAATTAATATTTCCACGAGATTTTTCAAAAATATCATATATATTTGTAAAAACTCTCGATTCTGTCTCATTAAATTTATATTTTATTAAACCATTATACAATAAAAAATTTTTTAATATTTTTACATCTTTATTTATTTCCATTATATAATATTTAGATTTTATTTAATAATTACTCTTTACACTTTTAACTTTATCTAGAGGTCGAAGACGATCTCTCCACATTCGTTGAGCTTTTCGTCGCTCTTTCATTAGCTTAACCTGTTTCTCTTTTCGTTGCTTTTTAATCACTTTTTCGCGATCAACATTTAGTAGATAGTTCACACCATTTGTTGAATATAGAAGATTGTTCTCTAAATAATACATTCGATTATTAAGATCCTCTAATTTACTAAAATTATCAGTTTCATTATGACTACAATTGGAATGATCACTATGCTCATGCTCAACATCATTATCAACTGTATTCTTAAAATTTGCTAGTTCAAATTCCCAATAATCATCTTCTCCATGTGTTAGACGTGCTTCAATATTCTTATCTAGAATCATATTTTTAAAATGTTGTGTCTTTTCATTATCATTCCACTTACCAACTGTAACAAAAGCAGCTGAATATAGATCATCATCCACATTTAGTTCACATTCCCACTGTTTTACAAGTTCAACATCATCTACAACACCATAACCTTCCTCCATAAAACGTTTCTTAATTAGTTCTACATCAGTTGGAAATACAAAATCTGGGATGTAAAGAACAGACATATCATTTGTTGTTGTCATCTTTTATGTCTTAATTTATTATTTAATTATCATTTCAATTTTTTAAAAATTGACAAAAATATAAATTTTTTAAAAAAATGAAAGATGAAAATTATTAGCTGGAATGTTGCTGGAATTCGTGCAAGAATTAAACAAAATTATCTAGATTTCTTAATAAACTCTGATATTGATATAATTTGTTTTCAAGAAACAAAAGCTACTCCAAATCAGGTTATTATTCCAGAAAATCTTAATAATGAATTTCCTTTTAAATATTGGAATTCTAATTTAGGCACAACTCAAAAATTAGGATTTAGTGGTACAGCTATCTGGTCTAAAATTCGACCAATTAAACAATTAGAAACGCCAGAATTTGATACAGAAGGTAGAATTACTACAATTGAATTTGACAATTTTTATCTATTGACTGTATATACTCCTAATTCTCAAGATATAGAGTCTCCACGATTTTTATATAGAACTCAATTTTGGGATCCAAAATTTACAGAATATATTAAATTTCTCTCAACTCAGAAAAATTTAATTATTTGTGGTGACTTAAATGTTTGTCATAATGAAATTGATATTTATGATCCAGTTAAATTTAAAAATAAAATTCCTAGTTTCTTTGATTTAGAACGTCAAGGTTTATCTACAATTCTTAACCATAATTTTATAGATTGTCTTAGAATTTTTAATAATAATGAAAATTTATATACATACTGGAATCAGAGAGTACCATCTATGAGAAAAACTAATCGAGGATACAGACTTGATTATTTCTTAATTAATTCTTCATTCAGAAACTGTATTAAAGATTGTAATATTCATCCTGATATCTTAGGAAGTGACCATTGTCCTACATCTATTACATTAAATTTTTAGTAAAATTTTAAATCTAACAATTAATTATAAAATATGCCATCTTTATCCCTACGCAAAGGAAAAAAACCTGAAAAAGAATCCGTTAGTAAAGTTTTAAAAGAATCTGTTGAAATATTAGATACTCAGTCCACTAGTGGTCATATGCTTACAAAAAGTGCATCTCTTACAGGATTAGCTTTAGCTAATAGTGCTAAGTTAGCTTTATTAAAAGGCCCATTAGCACTTGATTACCTTTGCGTTGCCTGTTTAAGTGTATTATTTTATCATTACTGTGGAAATTTTTTTTAATTTAAATAATTTATTAATTAATTTATTAAATTATTTTTTTAAATTTCATTATAACAGTCATTTATCATTGTTCTTTTTAAAATTTTTATAATTTCCTCTGAATTTGATGTATATTTTTCTGCAACAGCAGCAGGAAACCAAGGCATTTTCATTGCCGAAACTGTATAAAGTTTGATATTAGGATTTATTATTTTTGAAAAAGCAGATAAAGCACTTGATGTTTTAATAATTGTATTACATTTAGATAATGCTAACATATCAATAATACTTGAATAAGTTAGATTGTCTCTATCTATATAACTACTATTAGCTCCTTTTCTAAAAAACCCAAAATTTAATGAGTTATTTGATCTAGTTTGAGTATATTCTATAACTTTATCAGGATATTCCATTTTAATTTCATTTATAAATGCTTGTTCATCACTACAACAAAATATTTTTTCAATTTCATTGTTTTCTATATAATCTTTTACAATCAATATCATCTCCTCCCTCTTTATAAAATTTGATTGACCATTATCATAGTTTTTATCTGTTCCGCGATAATGAATGCCTAATGTTTTATCATTAATATCTAAATCATAAACCTTATCTAAAATAAAATTATTAAATGTAAAGTATTTATTGAATATTTTATTAGCAATTTCAAAACTTTCAGTATTTATCTCTAACAATTTATTATTAGCTACATTATTAATAAAAAATTTATGAAGTGATATTTCTATTAATTTAATATTACCTTCATCAAAAATATATTTTTTTTTGGGTTTTATAAACTTTGGTATTAAATTTTTATTATTATGTGTATTTATATCAAAAATAACTTTTGTATTATTATCATTTATATTATATAAATTGTTTTTTTCAAGATAATATAATACTTCTAATAACCAACATAAACACTGACCATATATTCCTTCTGTAAAATCTTGACTATTTGAAAATATTTTTATATAGTTATTCATTATTAATAGTAAATTATATACCTTTAAATAATTAAATATATTTAAAAGTATTTATTAAATTATTTTATTAATTTTCTAATTTTCATTAATTCTGTTGCTACTTCTGGTTTTTGACCTCTTTTATATTTCATTAATTTACTTTTTCCTGTGCTTTTTAAGATTTCTTTTAATTCAGGATTTTGTATAAATTTAGTATAATAAGCTTTATGTATATATTCTGGTAATTTAGTATAATATATTTCATCTATTACTATATGACTTGGTCTAATCTGTTTATCTTTATATTTTCCTTTTTTTGTACCTGCAGCTTTGGCTAAAAATGGATTTTGACTAATTGAAGAATTGGAATCTAAAGAAAACTGATTATAAAATGAAGGAAAACCATTTTTAAATTTATTAGCATTTAAATAATGTTCTACTGTTTTCCATTTTTTACCATCTATTTTTAGTTCATCACCCTCATATAAATCTGATAATTTTTTTCTCCAATCTTTTTTACCAGCTAATTTACTAAAATTATTAATATCTTTTGCTGATATTTTTTCACCATTTCCTTTACCAGGCAATTGATCTAATGATTTACTACAGAATAAAAATACTATATTATCATTAAATAAAGGATTTATAGGATCACTAATTAAATTTAAACCTCCTCCTTCTAAAATTTCCTCTTGACTTCCTTTAAATTCTTGAAAATCTGGGATTAATACAAAAGCTCCTGATTCCCCTTCTAAACATTTTTCAGCAATTAATTCTTTTACTTTGAAAGGAAGCTGATTAAATGTAAAAGCTCCTCTTTTTTTATAAGTAATTAACTGATAATGAACTCCATCATATTCAGTCATTATATAATATGTAGGTTCAAATTTTCCTCTTGACTCTAAAATTGGATCATTTAATTGACCACATAAAATTATATTTTTTTCATCAACTGATATCTCTTTTGGTTTGCCATCTAAATCTTTAGAATTATATTCTTCTTTAGAAAAGATAATTAATTTAATATTTAATAAACGTTCTAGGGTAGATATGGCCCAAGTATCCGCCCAATAATCAGGAGACTCTATAAACTCTTTAAATTGAATTAAATTTTTAACATTTTTTAATTTTTTAAATTCTTCAAATAATTGTTTTTGTAAAGATAATTGTTCTTTTAAACTTTCAAATTCTTTTTTTACAACACTAGCCTCTTCTATAATTTTTTTATGTTCAGATCTATCAGATGTAGAAGATAATAATACTTTTAATTCTTTATTTCTTTTTATTAATACTTGTAATTCCTCATTTGTTATTTCAATTGCTGATTTATACATTTCATACTGAGCTCTATAATTTTCAAATAATTCTTGATCTGCTTCACTTGCAAGAGAAATTCTTAATTCTTTAACAGTTTTTTTTATACCAACTGTTTCTAATCCATCTCTTATAATACAAAAAAGACAATCACCACCACCTTCATTATTAATTACATCAAAATTATTATTTTTAAAATATTTTTCTATCCATTTAGTTGTTTTCCCTAATAAAAATTCATTTTGTTCTTTATAATATTCTTTAGCACTTATTTTAAATTCATCCACATCTTTAGTTGGTTTTATTTCTATTTTTTCTTCTAATTCTTGATCTGGTCCATAATAATCTAATGCTTCTGGGTCAATTCCTTCTTCTTCTTCTTCTTCACCCTCACCTTCACTATCTTCTCTCTCTCTCTCTCTATCTTCTTCTTCAACTTCTTCTTCACTTTCTCCTTCTTTAATTTCTTGTGCTTTATCTATTATTTTTGTTACTTCTTTTCCTTCCTCTGTAATTTCATCTACTTCTTCAGAAATTTTTGATAATTTTTTTTCATCTTTGTCAAACAAATCACTATTATTAGTTAATAAAGCTAAATTTGATTTAATAAATGAATAGATTAAAGGCTGATCTATTAAATTTAAATCTAGATCACCAAATTTATCCAAAATATTAGATAAATTACTTGATAAAACTTCAAAAACTCCAATTTGTAATTTTACTCGTTTTTTATCTATTAGATAAATTGGAAAATAAACTATATTGGCTTCTTCTTGAAAATTTGTGTTAATTTGTCCAATACCTATTACTATTGGTTTATTATAAAGTTCTATTTTATAAAGTGGTGCATTAAATCCTATATCAACTTGATCAATATATCTAATATCTGGAAAATTTATTGATGGATTTATTTGAGATTGAACCATTATATATTTCTAATATATTTTATTTATATTTTAATCTCATCTTTTAGATCCATAAATTTAAAAATACATTTATTACTTATACTTAATCTATTTGAAGTTTTCATATTGCTTATATAATTAATATTATTAGAAATATATTCTCTCATATCAATATTTTCAACTATAGGATAAAAATCTTTAATAAAAATAAACATTATATCTGAAATTTGATCTGTTAAATAAATCTTATTTGGTAAATTTGTTATTTCAAAAAATAATTCAAGCAAACTACTTATTAATTTATAGATTTCTAGACTATTTATTTGATTTAATAATAATAAATTAATAAAAAATTGTGCCTCTCCTTTCTTTTTATCTATCTTTTTATTAATCTCAGAAATATCATCAAATGTTAAATTTGATTTTAAGTCTAATTCTTTTTCATTTTTATAGTATTCATTAAAATTTAATATTTTATCTTTTAAAACATCAGTAAAAAATTTAAAATCTTTTAAAACAAAACTAAAAAGTTTTGCATAAATTTTAGAAAATAAAATATTATTAATAATAATATCAAATGCTGATTTACCAACTTTTAAGCATTCTTCATTAGTAAAATCTTTTTCAATACACATAAATTTTTCTTTAATTAAACTTGATATTGAATCAAATGATTTTTCTGTTAATTTATTTAATAATATTCTTATTGAATCTATTTCCTTTTCTATTCCTTGATTTTTTTTTATAATTGTAGGATTAAATTCTATATTACTCATGAAATTATAATCCTTCTTTTTTTTTCTATATTTATCTCCAATAAAATCTGGTGTTTTATTATATCCTTCAGCACAAACTAATGAAGCTAAATTATTAATAGCCTCTATCACTTTTATATCTAATATATTATCAGGTATATTTTTTTTAACTTCTAAAAATTCATCGATTGCTATGGTATTCATCATTTAAAACAATAAATATTAATTTTTATATCTATTTCGAATATTAATATTTAATATATTGATTTAAATGTTAAAATTTATTTTAATATATGAGTTTAGAAACCATCCAAAATGATAATTCCAATTCAATAGATAATTGGGATGATTTAAATTGTGATATGAAATTAATAAGAGGTATTTACTCTTATGGTTTTGAAAAACCTAGTCCTATTCAACAAAAATCAATAAAACCAATTATTGATAAAAAAGATGTTATTGCACAAGCTCAATCAGGTACTGGCAAAACCGGTTGTTTTGCGATTGCATCATTAGCACTAATCGATTATGATTTAGATGCATCTCAAATTATTATTTTAGCTCCAACCAGAGAATTAGCCGAACAAATTAAAAAAGTAGTAGATAATATTAGTCAATTTTTGGATAATTTTTCATCTGAGTTATTGATTGGAGGTATAGCTAGTGATGAAAATATTAGAAATTTAAAAAAAAATCCTAAAATGTTAATAGGTTGTCCCGGAAGAATATATGATATGTTACAAAGAAAATTTTTGTCACCACAATATATTAAAACTATTGTCATTGATGAAGCTGATGAAATGCTTTCATCTGGATTCAAAGAACAAATATATAATATTTTTCAAAAATTACCTACGACTGTTCAAGTTGCCTTATTTAGTGCTACATTACCTTATGAAATTAGAAATTTAACTAATAAATTTATGAGAGATCCTATTGAAATATTAGTAAAAAATGAGCAATTAACTTTAGAAGGAATAAATCAATATTTTGTAAATTTAAATGATGATCATGATAAATTTGAGACAATTAAAGATTTATTTTCTAATATATCTGTTTCTCAATGTATAATTTATTGTAATAGTATTCAAAGAGTTAATGATTTATATGATTCAATGAAAAATGAGGAATTTCCAGTATGTAGAATCCATAGCAATATGACCAAAGAAGAAAGAAGCAATAATTATAGAAGTTTTCTAACAGGGGATTATAGAGTTTTAATTTCATCAAATGTTACAGCTAGAGGTATAGATATTCAACAAGTTAGTACTGTAGTTAATTTTGATATTCCAAATGATGTACATACTTATTTACATAGAATAGGAAGAAGCGGAAGATTTGGAAGAAAAGGATTAGGAATTAATTTTATAACAAAAAGAGATATTCGTAAGTTGAAAGATATTGAAGAATTTTATGAAACTAGTATACAAGAATTACCCAAAAATTTTTAACACGTTATTTTATCTATTTTTTAATAAGATAATATACTAATGTCTTTAGAAGAATTTCAATTACCTATAGTTTATCAAAAAAAGAAAGAATTGTTAGATGAAAAAGTAATATCAGATCTTGAATTAAAAGAGACAGAAAATAATATTTCAATTTATGAACATATTTTCTCTCCTAAAACTATTTTTGGAAGAGATATTTTATCAAAATGGGCTGAATATTATACTTATGATGAATCATTCCTCAAAGAGACAAAAGAAGTAATTCAAAATTTGGATTATAATTTAACAAATGATATTTGTTTCAATGAAATTAATAATATTTATAAAGAAATCGATGAAAATAAATACTTCAATCAAGAATATTCTTATTTAGATATTGATTTTTTAAACTTAAATGATCTTAATTATAATGAATTATTTTTACAATTTTTATCACTTTATAATATTTGTTCACCTATTATTTCTCTATTAACTCCAATTATATTAGCAATTATTCCATTTTTTATTATTAAATTACAAGGATATCCAATTACATTAGAAAATTATCTTACATTTCTAAAAAAGAGTTTTGCTTCTCACGCTTTAGGTTCTCTCTTTGAAGATTTTAATTCTATCAAAATAGAAAAAAAAATTTATATTGGTATTAGTTTATTTTTTTATGTTTATCAAATTTATCAAAATGTAAATTCATGTATTACTTATTTTAAAAACTTATCAATAATACATAATAATATATTTAAATTAAGACAATATCTTGAATTTTCTATTAACTATATGAATAAATTCTATGAAAGATTTAATAAATTATCTTGTTACAAAGAATTTAATCAAAATTTAAAAAGTCATATAGACTTTCTTTTAGATTTTAAAAATAATATAGATAAAATTTCTCCTTATACATTTTCTATAGATAAAATTAAAGAACTTGGTCATTTACTAAAATACTATTATAATCTTAAAAATAATAAACAATATCTAGCATCTCTCAAATTCAGTTTTTATTTTAATGGATATTTAGAAAATTTATCGGAAATTAAATATAATATTACCAATAAAATTATGAATTTTTCAAATATTACAAAGAATAAATGCAATTTTAAAAATGCCTACTATCCACC